ATGTTAATGTATTAGCTACAGCAGGTATACCTATAACTGTAACTAATTCTAATATTTGTTGCGCTCCAAGCTTTACTTTATCAGTAACAATATCACCTACTTTTATACCGGTAGAATCTGCTACAACTATAGTAGCGGAAGCTGTAACGTCTCCATTTAAAGTTGTTTGCACCCTCTCCATAGCTAGTATTGGCTCGAAGGGAGCATATTTTGCTACAGATATTTGATCTTCTGTTGTGTAATGTGATGAATTGCTAGTAGCGAGAGCTACGTTTATTTTTCTTGGCTGGTTTAAATTGTCTGTCCAAAATAATTGATTTTCAATTAAATTTATACCGGTTATTATATAACCTTGATTAAAATTTAAAAAACTACCTTGAACCAGTACTAGTGGAGGGTTTGTAGAAGACAAATCAACACTTACTATGTAGCACTTAGCGGTACCTGGAGCTCTAGTTTCATCACCTGGATTCCAATCAGTAGCCATAAAATAAGCCATACTTGAATTGTCATCAATGAATTTACCTATAATTTCAGTATTAACTGGAGCAGCTGGGCTTAAATCACCTAGACTTGATATTTTTATATTACCTAAAACGTTTTCAAATTCACCTACAGTAGAACCTTCTGATCTACTTATAGATAAATTTCTAGCTTCTCTGTATTCACCGTTAGGTACAATACGAGAGTCAAGATCTTGATTCATTTTTCCCTTAAGAAAAGTGTTTTTTATTTCAGCCATTTAATTCTAATGTTTAATCCATTTAGATTTACCTCTCATTACTTGAACTATTTCATCAAGCTTAATGTTAGATAATCTTATTTTAGCATTTCTTAATTTAGCGCTTCTATCTTGTTTTAATCTTCTGACTATATATTCAGGTTGGTTTATCCTAGAAGCTACGATAGCGTGGCTTATATGAGCATATAGAGCCTCTTCTGCCATCTTTGGTATTCTAGTATCCATATCATAAGCTAAACCGTCTGAAATGTATTCTAAAACAATTAACTTATTAGCTAGATTGCTTGAAAAAGACATTTTACCTTCCCTGTCATTTATAGTAAACCAACCGTTTGCTTGAGAATATTGTGGATCTATACCATACATCTGACCATATCCATATCCTCTGCCTAAAAGCTCATCTCTGTTGTATCCAAAAAGATCTTCATTTATTACCGGATCACTAGCCCATCTGTCTTCTGTTATCGATGTACCTTGTATGTTGTTTCCAAAACTATCCTGTATTGGTATACCTAGACTATCCTGTGTTGGAGTACTGTATGGGTTTATAGTTAAATTGTTTGCAGGATAAATAGGTCTTTTGATTCCTAGCTTATCTATCCAAGAAACTTTAACGTAGTTTACATAGTCCTGAGGTATAACTACACTGAGTCCTGGAGGTATAGTTAATTCTTGAGACTTTATGCTCTTTAAAGTATCATAACTAAATTCTTGCAGACCTCTTTTAGCGTGAAATATAATATCTGTTCTTTTACAGCTCGGTATTAATTTACCTGTCCCAACATAAGCTACTTGAAAATTGTTAATTAATTCATCTAATTTAATATAAGAGTAGCTATCATAGTTGTTTTCTACTGCTTGACCAAACGCGTCCTTGTTGCCATAATTACCTCCGTTTGTAGATTTTAATTGAACAACAACATTGGTATTTAAAACTAAGTTAGCGGCTATTTCAATTTCATTGCCAGTTACCGTATAAGAAAGGATATATTCTGTATATGTTAATGATCCAGCTGGAGCTGTGTATAATTTAAAATTGTTTAAAGCATAATTAACCTGCAAAGGATCGTAGCTACCAAAAACTAAATTAGTATCAAAAGTAGTTGTAAATTTTTGATTTGTTCCCGCAGCAGATACAAATTGCTGAGAACCTGCATAATACTGTTGATTATTTTCAGTGATTAAACCCATGGTTTATTATGATTTTTCGTTAATGTCTTCTTGTTGAACTTGTTGAGACGCTACTTGTATTATAGTAGGGTCTTGTATTATAACTCCAGAGTACACAAGTATACCGCTTATTAAATCTACTTGTTCTGAAATATGTAATTCAAAGTTTGTAGAGGATGATGGGTCATATAAGAACTGACCTAAAGATCCAATAGAGTATCCCCACTGTACTTGATTAGGTTTCTTTATGTAGGAAACTTGGACATTTGAAGTAATAGATGCAGGAAATAATTCTATTTTGTTATTTTCATATAAGAACACCGGCTGAGAAGCTGTTGGCGCTACCAGCGGCGCTTTCTTTATTTTATACCATTCATTTCTATCCACCATTTGAGCCTCTACTGTGTCATTGTATATAACAGTGCCTAGCCTGTAAAAATCTGATGGATACAACTCTGCAACTATAACTTCATTAATAGCAGGCGCTGTAACAAAAACTATGTTATTTGATGTTGTATTGAATGAGTATTGTGCCGGAGAGGTTTGCAATACTCCGTTTTTATATACTTTAATTACAGCTTCTTGCGATTGAGAAGAAGACCAGTTGGTCACATTATATATTTTATTTGTTGCTGGACTTGGTAAAGCAGGTACTGTAAATGTTTGTGTAGTAGTAGCAGCGGTCGCTGTTGTTGGTAAGTTAAAATAAGGAGCGCTGTATGTAGCGGGTCCTATTCTTTTAAATATATCGATTTTTTCATCAATATTTTTTACTCTATTGGCATATTCGCTATCGTTTTCCGGTATACGAAGCTGTTGATTTAAGTCGCTCATATATTTTTCAAATATACCTAACTGCACTTGATTACCTACTTTACTAAACTCGTCAGGTGTTATATAACCTCTTTGCTGTTGATTGAGTATTAATAAGACAGTTTTATAAACTAAATCTACGTTTATAGCCATTATTTTGTTTTTTTGTTATAATATGACCGACCACTTAGAGTAGCCGGTCTATATTAATGATTACATGTTAATTCAAATTTTTCTCTACAGATCTGAAAACTTCAACACCTTCATCGGTTTTAAAGTAAGCAGCCATGGCGGAGTAAGGATTTTCATCAAAAGGAATTGTCATTAGCTTCCTTCCATTGGATCCCCAGGTAAATGTTCTTTGATCTTGTGATAAAATTATAATACCAAGCTCTGAAGCTCTAATAGCTACGTTTCTTAGTTGTACGTTTTCATCATTTGCTAAGTCTATGAATAATGCTGCATTGTTTTTAGCAAACAACATCAAGTCTCTTTTTAATTCTTTAGAGCTCATATCACTAACTTTAGAACCTAATTCAACTCTTAGTATAGCTTCGGCTTGATCAATATCCATTTCTCTAGCAGCATTTAAAGCATCAATTTGCATATCTAGTATGTCTAATTCATCTTCAGCTTCTTCAATAGCACTAAATTCTTGATATATTTTATCTTTTAAAGGGTGATATAAGGATAATAATTTTTGTAAATTTTGTTTCTCCTTAGGCACAGTTAATGTACCATCAAGAAATCTTATATGCCCCATAGTGCATTCTCCTTTTTGTTCATCAACAAGAGGAGACTCTTGGTTTGTAGCATATCTTATCTCTCTTTGCTTTCCAGATTTTATGTCAAAATAAAGTAAAGCATGCTTTCTAGTATGCCTACCTGGTATCGTTAGAGTTAAAGGGGATTTATTACCTTTTAAAAAATATACTCTATCTTTTATTTCCCAACTTGGTTTTGTTGGTTCTACTTTTGGAGCGGCTTTAGCCACTTCTTTTTGCTGAGGAGCAACCTCAACTTTTTTTGCTGGTGCTTTTTTTGCAGCCATAATATAATATAATTAAATAGTTTGTAAGTGTGACAATAGCTAGTATATAATAATAGTAGTAGGCTATCGTCGTATAAAAGTAATAATTACCCCCGTAGATATTACGAGGGTAAGAATTACATGTGTTGAATCAATTAGATTCCTTTGAATAATACAAAGTTGTTAGCAGCTTGAGTTACTAAACATCTTTCAGATAGGAAGTTTACTTGCATTGCATCTAAATCAGATGTTGCAGCGCCTCCAGCTGAACCAGTTAACCAAGACTTCATTCTTCTATCATCAGATTGAGAAGCTCTATATCTTACATGTAAGAAAGGTCTTCTGATGTTAGTTCCTAAGATTTGGTCATAAACTGTAGAAGTTCCAGCAGGTACTAATACACCTTCGATAGAGCTAATACCATCAATTCCTCCACGAGTGGAAGCATCGTTTAAGTATTTCCAGTCAGTTTTATAGAAGTCATAAGAACCTCTTCTGAATCCAGAGAAACCTAAGTTCAATGCCATTTCTTCAGAGTTTTCAAATAATCCATAAGCAGTACCACCTTGAGCACCTCCAGAGATTGCAGCTAGCATGTCATCGAAATCTAAAGACGTTTGTCTTTGTAAGAATAACATGTTCTCTTCAATTGCTCCTTGAGTATCTAAGTTTTTCAAAATAGCATCAAATTCGTCAAGTCCAGCAGCAGCAGTAAATCCTACTTCAACATTTCCACGAGTTTGAATAGCTGAGAATAAACCTTGAGTTCCAGGTAATCCAGCAGCGGCGTTTACACCTGCAGCAATCTGGTTATACTCACCTTCTACCATAGACATTTCTAAGTAGTCTTCAAAACGTAATCTTGTTTCAGATTCAGCTTTTAAGTACCATAAATATCCAGAAGTCCCATCTTCAGTAGCAACTTCTACCCATCCAATTTGAGCCATATCAGAACCTGATACTTGGTATTGGCTTCTGATAATGATAGGTGAATTAGAATACTGAGTTAATTGAGGGTCAACGCTAATACGAGCAGCTGAATTTCCAGCTCCAGCGCTTAAGCTAGTTCCTTTTGTGTAAGCAGATCCATATACAAATACTTTTAAACCAGGTATTGCTGCTACGGCTGTAGCTGCTGCTACAAACTGAGTAACCAGTCCTGCTCCGTTAAAAGGCGCAACTGTAAAGTTTCCACCAGCTCCAGGTACAGTAGCTGTTACGATAGCTTTTACTTCAACTCCTGTTACAGGATTTAAAAGTACAACAGTATCGTTAATAGATACAACATTGTTTACGTTAGCTGCAACAGTAATTACGTTAGTAGTACCAACGTTAGCTCCGATACCTATACCTTGATAAGATATATGTAATCTGTTTTGTTCAGACCAAATTACTTGATCAGAAGTCATTGGCATTTCAGCGCCAACCATTTTTAAGAATCCAGATAACGTTCTGTTTCCATAACGCTCTACTTCTTGTTCATAAATTTCCGGCAAATATTGTTGCGCGAAAGTTGCTCCACCAGCACCAGCTGCATTAAATTGCAGGTAGTTTGTAGATAACAACTGTTGTGTTTGAGATGGTATTAAGCTACCAAATTGAGGAGTTAAACTCATAATAATTGTTTTTTAGTTAAATTTTTTAATTTTTAGTTTTGAAGAATCCGAGCCACTAGTTACAGACTTAACTTTTAAACCATTAATAAAACCATTTACTGGTCTTGCTTGCGTGCTAGGATTTTTAGATTTACCTATAATTTCTTTGGTAGCATCCGATTTACCTTGCTCGTAAAAATGATTAATAATTTTATCCGCATTAGTAGCCGTAAAAATAGCTTTGTGATAACCCCGAGGATCAGTTACATTACCTTTCTTGTCTAAGTACTTACTTACGAAATTGTTAATGCTTGATTGCTCAGATGCTACCTTAGCAGGATCTTGAACTCCATACCTAAACTTTTTATCACTGACTGTAAAATCAAAACCTTTGAAATCTTCAGCGAAATATTTATTAGTTTTGGACATAAAATCCTCGTGCTGTTGTTGCGCTACTTTAGCGTCTTCGTTGTATCGGTTGAAAAAATCTGTTGCTTTTTGTTGTTCCTGAGTTACGCCGGGTCTCAACTTGATTTCGTCGTAGTATTTACTCTTGGTTTCTTCCAAAAAGCTTTTAGCTTTTGCAACTTCTTCTTTAAACGCAAGTTTCTTTTTGCGTATATCTCTTTCCTCATCTATATCTTCGTCGTAATCGTAATCTTCTAACATTAGATTAACGTCTTCTGATTCTAAATAAGGTTTTGTTTTTTTATAATACTGTTTCAATAGTGCTTTGTCGTCAACGCTTGAATAATCCGCGTTTAATCTAGTATAGTCCTCTATTGTCCCACCTGTTTCTTCCATAAAAGCAACAAGCTTTTCTATGTTTTCCGGTAAAACTCTTTGCTCAGTTACTTGCTTATGCTCTTCAGCTGTTTCTTGCGATTGATTATTTGTTGACGTATCGTCATCACCTTCTTCAATTAATTGTATAGGCGAATTTATTTCTTCTTCGGGCTTCCGTACTTCTTGAGCCACTCCTTCGCTGTCTGCACTGTTTTTTGATTCTTCGACAACAGCATTGCTATCATCTGTCTTTTGTGTTTGAACGGCATTTGGATCTTGATTTAATTCATCTTTTGGAATTACTACTTTCGTAATAGCATCAGGTACATCTATCAAAGGTTCTTTGATACTAACTTTAACTGTTGCTTGTTCCGTGTTTGCTAATTGTTTTGGCTTTTTTGCTTTTCCTTTTAAGCTAAAATCGCCTTCTTGTTTTACTTCTGACATAATATAATATAATTAAATAGTTGTTTGTAATTCTAACTAGGACCAAATTCTTCTAAACCAAACCCACCTAAGACATCATTTCCAGATGACTCGAAATTTTTAGGTAATCCTTCTGTTTGTCTTTGGTTGATTAATTCAGATTGTTGTGTTCCTTGTAGTTTTATTCTTTGATCTTTTCGATCTTCAATTTCTTGTTCTTTTGCTTTTGTCGCACCCATCTGAGCTTGAGCTAGTTGTATATTGTAATTAAACTCTTCAGCCATTAACTCTCTTTTTATTTGAGCTTCTGTTTGCATACGTTGTATTTCAAACTGTGACTTAGCTTGCTCTATACTTACTTTCTCTTGAGTTAGCGCTTGTTGTTTCTGCACTTCAGCCATAGCGGCTTTTTCAGCAGCTTCAGCGTTTGCTTGCGCTTGAGCTTGTATATTTGCTTGCTGTTGCTCTTGTTCTCTTTTTATCTTTTGTGTTTGCCTAAGTTTTAAAAACTGATTAGCAAGTTTTAGATTTTTTATTTGACGAATATCAATAGCATCGGATAAAGCAATTGCTCCTGTTTGTAGAGCCATTTGTATATTCTGTTCTAAAACAGCTTTTTCTTCGTCCTCAGGTTCTAGATCTAAATATATACCAAAGTCGTGTATCTGTAAATTTATTAATTCTTCTAAAGTTTTAGCGTTAAATGTGCTAATAGCATTTGTCAATGCGTTTTCATTTAGAGGATTTTGCAATACGTCTGCAACTTTTAAACTAATGTTTTCGCAAGTTCTAACAGTAATATACAGCAAAGAATCTAGTAAGTGCTTAGTAGCAATATTGGATGCGTTAGCAGCCATCTTTTGCAATCCTACAAGTGAATCTTTAGCAGGCGCGCTACCGTCTCTTGCTTCATTTAATCCAGTAACATCACGAATCATTTGTAAATAATACTGATATGTACCAATTAAACTTTGTATTTTAGCTTGACCTGATGATGTTGATAACTCTTGTACTGGTACTTTACCTCTATTTAATTCACCGTCTTGAGTTAATGATCTACCTACAATGGAACCCGTTTGAAAATACATATTTAATGCTTCAGCTGGATTGTAATTTGTACCGTTACCTAAATCAACTTCGGCTAAACCATCCATATCTAAAAATACACCATCTGGTACTATTCTAGACATTACTTGTTGCAATTTAAGGTGCGTCAGTTGAATCATATCTGCAAAGCCTGTTATTTTACTAACTATTGATTCTATGCGTCCCTTATACATTCTAGGCGCTGATATACAGTAATTCATCATTACTTTTGTAGTGTCAGCTGTTGGCCTTGTCATATTCTCAGCCATTTTCCACTCTAATAAATGATCTGTACCAAGAACCTTTGCTCCGGTGTATAACACCTCTATAGTTCTGGATACTCTTTCAAAATTATCGTTTTCAGGCGGATTAAATGTATCAGGCTTTGCTAATGCTTTTTCCAGTCCTTGGTCTGTCTTTTTTATTTTGAACACTTGATCCATGTAAGTTTTGTATTCAAAATACATTACCTGTACAGTGTTCTCATCATAATTACCCCATCCTGTTACGTATTGTCTATTATTAGGGGTTTCTTGTATTCTTCTTAATTCATCTTCCGATATATTTGGAAATTCTTTTTTAAGTTCAGGTAAAGATATAGATTTTACTTCACCTACGTAATATATGTCTTCAAAGTTAGGATCTTCGGTATATGAATAAACCATATTAGCTGGGTCCACATATTCGGTAATAATACCTTCTGCTTTATTAAACCTAGTCTTATTGGCTCCAATCCCAATAGTAGTTAAATCGTATGCTACCCTTTTCTTAATTTCATTGTATTTGTTAAAGCTTAAAACATTGTTTATAACTTCTTCTTCTGCTATTTCTACATTTTGTTTGTAGGTCATTTGAAGATGCACGTCTAACTCTTCTCTGCTTTCCGGCAAAGCCTCCATGTCTCCAGTTAAAGAAAAATCCATACCAATGTTTTCCTTAATGTTTACTAAAGCCTGCTTAGTATTCATGTCTTGCTCTACAGCAGCAGCATAATCAGTTCTGCTTTTTACAGAAAAAGGATCTTGCGCAAAAGCCGTTATATCATATGTTTTATTAGACATACCGTTTACAACAATATCTACAAACTTTGCTATTACAGCAACAGGCTTCCAATCTAAATTAAGATATGACAAATCACCGTTTATAGATAACTCATCTTTGTATTTCTGCACTGGCTGTTCGCCTCTTGCGTATAATCTAAGTGAATGAAAATTGTTCCAATTTGTTAAGTATCTATTACCTCCAGATCTACCTTGGTTAAACCATTCTTGCTCAATAGCTTGAGAAACCTGTAGACCGTAATCTCTACTTGCTTTTACCTCATTGCTTTCAATTTGGCTAGGAAATGCACTGTTAGTGTTTGTGTATATTTTCATTTATTTTATTATTTTAGACAAAGAACCTCTATTGTCAAACTTTTTAAATCCTAAATTGTAAATTTTCTTATGCACGGGACTGTTTGGTGCGTATAAATTTTTATTGCAAGCCATTATAGCTAACCCTGAACTTATAGAAGCATCATGCTTTGTCCTGTTGTTTATATTAAACTTAGCCCAATCTTCAAGTGTTCTTTGAAAATACATATCACCGTAACCCCCTTCATTTTGCCCTACGAAAGTTTCTATGTATGTTTCTATAGCGGCAGCGTGAGCCTGTTTAATGTCTTCACTTGAATTAGGAATACCACCTATTTCTCTTTCAGTTATTGATAATTTATTGTATTTTTTATCTGGTCTGTTCATAGAGTAACCTCTATAGCCTCTTCTTTTAAAATGATACAGTAATCTAGGTTTGTTGTTTTCTGCTAATATTGGCATACCGTAAAATACGCAAGCCATTAGTACATCTTCAAAAAATGTTTCAGCAGTTTGCGGCCTAGCTATATACTCTAAAAAGAATCTGTTAGGCGGAACATCTTCCATACTAAACTTAGTTAAACCGTGCAAAGCTCCGTTAGATCCCCTATTATCTACTGTACCTGATATATCATAACTGTCACACCCGAAAGCGCCGCAATGTTCATTACCAGGATATTTTGTATTACCTTTTGTTATCACTCTGTTTTGTAAGTCAGCCGGTGGAACCCAAGTAATTTTAAATCTACCATTTTTGTTAGGCATAAATAAAACCTTAGAATCTTTTACACCGTTTTCCCATTGAAAGCTACCTGTTGTAACTATTGAGCTATTTCTTAAATCACCATTATAATCTACTTGTTCGTATATTTTAGTAAGATTAAATAATGATTGTTTTGTTTCATCTCTAAAAGCATGCTGCTCTGTTCTTGGAAACTGACGATAGTATTCATTTAAACCGTCCTGGTCACTTTTTAAACCATCAACTTCATTTTGCCAATAATCAATAACCCCTTGATCTATTAAGTCCCCTTGCGGCCCCTCAATTGCGTCTTTCGGCGTGTTGAATACAGGAAATCCATAAGAATCAATGTATCCTTCGTAGTTCCATTCCATAGGTATGAACAAACTATAGAGTCCTGAACGAGTCTGTCCATTGGCGTTTCTTTTTTCGACATCTGAATCATAATAAAGTTTTTTAAAATTCTCTCCTCCTTTGTCTAAAGCATTTGACGTTGAACCCATCATACACTTACCTATAATTCTAGAACCTAATCTTAAACAAGTTTTAGTTACCCTCCAGTTGTTTAATATATTTGTAGGTCTTTCCCACTTTCCACTTTCATCGTGTACTAGTAGTTTTAATTTTTCACCGTCGTACGAGTTGTCCCCGGTGTTCTTCCAATCGATCGTGGTGTCGAGACCGGAGATCTCTTGTAGTTTCTCATTGGTGTCGAGTTTCTTACGGGTGAACTTCGACGCGGGTACCCTGTACGCGAGTTCCGTCTTTGGCCTGTCCATACCGTCCTGGATTGGTTTGAAAAAGAAGGGGTAATTAACTGAGATGGGTACGACCTTATCAGTAAACATCTTTTTGGCGTCTGGCCCGGACTTTGATAAAATGCCAAATCTTGAATCTGTGGATATTGTAGCCTGGTTAACCGTCTCACCTGATGCCATGAAAGAGAAACCTGATCTTCTGTTCTTAAGATAACACATTCCGTAACACCGTTTATCTGCCTTACAAGCTTCCCAGAAGATATAGAATAATCTGTTTGATTCCCTAAAGTCTGGTTGCCCAACATCAATCTTGGACCACTGCAAGTACATGTAGTTAGTACCAGTAACATAAGTAGGCTTGCCTTTGTTAATAAACCAAAAACCTTCTTCACGCCTTTTAAACTCTGTGTCAATATAGTCATACCATTTTTCTTTAAACTCAACCGGGTATTCATCCCAATCAAATACTGATTTAATTTTATTTAGTTCTTTAGGATATTGCTGGTATTCCCATTTATCAGATTCAAACTCGGTTACATTTTCTTTTTTAGGTAAACCTATAATTAATCCTTGTATATTATATATTTCACCAATTTCACCAGTTTTACTTATAACAATAAGATCATACTCCTTGTTGTATCCGTATTTCCATTTCTTATACCTATTTAATCTATTGATTACTTTAGGCTTTACATAGTCTTTTAATACTGTTACTAAACTTTGCTCGTACATTATCTAGATCTTCCTTCAGCAAATCCTCTAAAAGCTTTCTCTTCTTTTACTTCTTTTGGATTATCATTCAACAAAGCTTCTTCGGCTTCTATTCTGTTAAGTATTTCAAAAGCATCGAATATTGCTAGCTTTTTTGTAGCTGCTGCGTTTTTTAATCTATCAGCCGTTATATCGTCTCCGGAATCAACAATAGCTTCTTTAGCTACCTTAATTAATTCTTCAACCGCTTTTTGCCCAGCTTGGATTATGTTCAACTTCGTTTCCTTGGTGTTCATATTTAATTACAATATCATTAGATTTCATACAATAAACTCTTTGATCGTCTATAATAAAATCCCATTCACTGTTAGGCGTAAAGCCTACTACATCTCCTGGGCTTATTTTAAGCGCGTCTAAGGACTTATTACCGTATTTTAGTATACCAATAAGCTTTTGCTCTTTATCGATCCTTAGAGAGTCTTTATTTTTCAAAGGCATTACAAAACATCTGTCTCCAAATGATTTCCAATCCCCTGTATTCTTATACAAATATATCTGGTCAATAGCACAAAAATATAAATCGTCTTTAAAAAATGATCTACTATTTTTTTTAACACCTTTCATGTCGTAGAATACTCTAAATACATTATGATGTATAACTATTATGTCACCTTTTTTTATATTTGTTTTAAAAGCTTTTGGTGTTTCAACTACAATAGCCAAATTATTTACTGACTTGAAGCTTTCTATTTTAGTATTTAAAACTAAAGTTTTATCACCGAGCTTTAATTCGTTTTCGTATCTATCGCCTAAAGGTTTGATGATAAAATCGTACAAACTTCTCATTAGTATTCCAGGTCATACTCAACGGATATTGCCATGTTAGAGTTAAATTTCTTCCATGGCATAACCTCGTCTTGTTTTTTTATAAAGATACTGTATGAGTTCGTAGAATTGTCGTGCAGTATGTCGGAGATTATGTGTCCCCCGTAAACTTGCTGCCCTACGGAATAATGCATGGCATCATTCTTGTAATCAGAACCTATACTAATTTTTCTTATAATAGAACCCATTAGTCTACAACTTCAAGCGTTTTTGTTTCTGGTTGTTCAGCTTCTTCGTAAGTACCATCAACTAAGTTTACAGTTATGTCTCCATACTGTTCTTTTAATTCAGACTTTACGCCTTCCAGTGTTTTCACTGATTCAAAGTGTGCACCTAGAAACTCTGCTTTCTTTGCTTCTAAAAAACCAATCTCTAATAATATTGCATTAATTTTTGATTGACCTTCTTTAACTAATTTTAATTGCTCTTCTGTTATTTTTTTTACTTCTGACATTTTATTTAATTTAATTGTTATACTGTTATAGTTACGCTATTTATTCTGAAATTACTTCTTCCTCTTTAATTGGTGGTGGAACTTCTGCATTTCTTGGAAATCCATAGAATTGATGCGCTGAAGCATCGCCTGGGTAAACCTCATTTGAGCCAAAGTCTAAGTCGTCTGTACTCATTACATCATAAGCCCATCCTGGGTAATATACAGGTGGAGTTATTTCTTTTCCATCTGGATCATAAGTACCAGGTGTTTTTACCACTTTACCGATATTAACAACTGCTTTTGTTCCGTTGATATACTGCATCGATGTAACACCTTCTTCTGTTACTTCTTGCCAAACGTCTTTTTGTATTAAAACGTCTTTTCCTTGTTGCTCTGTATCAAATACTGTCTTGTAAATATTCATAGTTATTATATTGTTGTTAAATCTTCTAATTGTACGTCTGCTAATGCTTTTGGATAATATTTTAAACCTTTTGTGTTACCAAAGAAAGGAGAACCACCCGTGCCGCTATCAAAGTTTAATTCACTTAATCCACTTGGCATAACTGCACTTGTATCTGCACCAACTTTTAAACCATTTACCCACAATGAAACATCGTTTAATTTATAAGAAATTGCTATTTTAGTGTTACTTGTTATATTAGAAACCGTATAACTTATATCAACATAATTGCCAATTCCTGATGTCATTAATAATCTTATTCTATTAGCTCCTGCTGAAGTAAACCCAATTGCAATCCTATTGTTTATGATGTTTTGAGCAGATAACCCTAAATACCTATTTGTTAAATCATCTGCTAAAGCACTTATCTCTGCATACAATGTTCCCTCCTCGCTATTAATAACTGGTGTTGCATTGTTACATAATTCTTGATTTCTAGTAGCTGTTGCTCCAGAGGTTGGGATATAGCTAGTAGCATATGATTTTTGT